GGAGATAGTCCGCCTTCTCCTCCAGAGCCTGCCGCGCAAGCTCCATCCTTTGAGAGGCGATCAGAGTCCCGTGCGAGGTGTAAAGCAGCACACGGTCGTCTGTTGTCGCGGTGTGGAACGACATCGCTCGCGCTAGGTCATAGGCGAACGAGGTCATCACCGTGTCCCTTGCTGGGACTAAAATTGCGACCGAGCGGCTCATACGCGCCCCGGTCGTGTTCTAAAAAACCTGTTGTCTGCGTCGTTCAGCCAGGCCTTCATCTTCTTCGGGTCGTCAACGATGCCCTGGCTCTTTAGCCGGTAGAACAACGGCATCGGTATCGAGGCCACCTTGCTCCACTCGCCCCAGCGCGTCCTCTCGTCGGTCGCTGAATACTGGGCCTTGTTCTGCTCTACGATGTCGCCGACCTCGAAGACCGTCTCGATGGTCGCCTCGTCACGGTCGGCGTCGTAGTGCCACCACTTCGTGGTGCCTGTCGTCGGGTCAAAGTCGAAAAGCTTCTTGCCCGAAGATTGCATATTTACCTCAACTCAAAGGGCGCCGGCACAATTACCGGCGCCCCCGAGTTTACATCACCCGATTAGGTCGTGGTGAGGTCAGCCGCGAGGCCGTGCGCGGCCTCGGTGTTGACCTTGAGGCCCCACTCGACCACCAGCATCCGCTTCTCGGCGTCGCCCGTCTTGGCGAGCTGCACCGTGCTGAACGGGCGCAGGAACGAGACGGCCGCGTACTCGGGGTCGAGCACGAAGGCGTCACGCTCACGCTGGAACCGGTTCGGGACCACGTTCACGCTGCCGAAGTCGGAAACGTAGACATCGGCCGCGCCGATGATGGTCGCCTGGCGGTTGCCCGTCACCTCGCGGCGGATCTCCGCGATGCCGGTAAAGCCCGACACGCGCGCCTTGTTCACCGGGCCAACCATTAGCACCTTGGGGGTGCCGCCGGACGCCCAGACCTTCTGGATGACCGACTTGAGGATGGCCTCCGTGAAGGTGCGCAGGTTGGCGGCGGTCGCGTCGGTGCGGGTCGCCGTCGGGGACGAGGTGTACACCGGATCGGCGCCGCCCGTGCCCTTGTCGGTGTTGGTTTTGAGGAAGGCCAACAGCGAGCCCGTCTTGCGCAGCGCCGTGCTCACGCCAGCCGAGCCGGCCGCGGCCGCCTGGTTGGTGAGGATGATGCTCTCCATGTCGCGCTTGATCTCGGCCGAGCGCTTGGCGAGCTGGTAGGCCAACTCCGAGCGACGGCCGGCCTTGTCCACCGACTCGAGGGTGCCCGAGATGAGCAGCGTCTTGTTGCTGATCTGGGTGTAGTTGCCGAGGCGGACGGTCGCGGCGGTCGAGTCGAAGGTCGTGATGTCGTCGCCTTCGATCTGCGCGTTGGTCGTCGAAGCGGCGGCGAGCGAATCGGTCTGCCACTCGAAGTAGGTGTTCTTCACGTTCTCGCGGCCGACGTTCGACATGAACGGCGTCTCTTCCGGCGAGATGTTGTAGATCACATTCGAGAGGGACTCACGGATACCTTTTGCGTTGAAGGTATCAAACGTATTGCTGGTCTGGGACATTAGAAGTTACTCCAAGAATTGTTCAAACACGACAGCCGCGTCGCGCGTGCTGCCACTATTTGCGAGTCTTGAAAAAGCGGCCTTCGATGCGACGACCTTGGACGACTGCGGCGTGGAGGCGGCTCCGGCCCTCATGGGCTTGGCCTTCTGGATGATCTGCGGACGCATCTGATCGCGTTTGCTCATCAGCTGGTCGAACATCATCGCCTTGCGCAGCGCCAGGACGGCCCGGGCGTCGTAGATGTCCGAAATCTCCTCGACCGTAAAGCCGAGTCTTTCGGTGGCATATTCGACGATCTTCGCCTTCTCGGCGCGCGCCTTGTCAGCGTCGCGCCACTCTGGCATGGCCTCCAAGAGCTTGCTGCGTTCGGACTCGAGGGTCTTCTCGGCCTCCGCTCTCTCTTCAGCCTGCTGCTGCTCCACCAGAGCCTGCTTCTGGGTCTGCACCCACGCCGCCTGCTCTTGCCTGGACCGGACCAGCTCTCGCTGTCGCACCCACTCGACCGGGTTCTCTGCGTAGAGCCTCTCCCAGTCAATTTCGGGCGGTTGCAGCGACTTGAGCGTGCCCTCCAGGGCTGCCAAGGTCTGCGCATACCGTTGCCGCTCTTCCCGCGCCAGAGCCGACTCTTGCTGTGCCTGTTTCCGGGCCTCGGCAATCGCCTGCGTCTTGCGCGTATAATCCGCGGTGCGGGAGTAACCCTTCAGCAGCTCATCCAGCGGGACATCGACTTCTTCCCCGTCAACCTTGACGCGGAATGTCTGGCCCGGCTGGGGCGCCTCTTCGGCATCCTCCTCGCCTTCGGTCTGCTCGCCCTCGTCGGCGGACTCGCTTGCCGCTAACTCGGGCTCATCTTCCACCACGCCTTCCGTTTCGGGCTGCTCGTTTTCGCCTTCGTCGGCGGCGAGCATCTGCTCGAAGACATCTTGCGTGGACTGTACGTTTCCCGGGGGTGTACCCGTGCCGGTAGTGCTCATGAGTCCATTGTCACCGTCTACCAGAGATTTTGTCGATGTCTCGGTTGGCGATGGCGCCGTTGTCGATCACCACCCGCAGGTGGCGCTGGATTTCGGCCAGGATGCCGACCGCGAGCCACAGACGCTCGCGCTCCTCTTGGTCGGCGGGCTTGCTCTGCCGCCAGGCTTCCATGTACCGGCGCTCGAGCTCGGCGAAGGCCTCGGCCATGATGGGGTTCTCGAGCAGCTCCTTGGCCTGCACCCCCTTGCCGGCGTCGATGTACGGGTTGCGCTCGCTCAAGCCAGAAGCCCGGTCTTGGGGCGGTTCTTCATGGCGCGCTTCAAGAGCTTGCCGCCCTTGTCGGCCTTGTTGAACTCCTTGGCGACCTTCATCGGCACGCCCACCTTCTTGGCAAACTCCTTGGAGTGCGCGGCGGCTGCCATGAGCCGGGCTTGTTTGGCGGACTTGCTAGGCATTACTTTCTCTCCAAAATTTTGACCTTCTTTTCCTCACCGGGGAACACGACGAAGTTGCGCGTTCCGGTTGCAGAGTCACCGCCGCGACTGCCTGCGTCTAGGTAGCGGATGCCGGGGATGCCTATGTCTCGCAAATCACGGGATACGGCTGCAATATCATCGCCGTGCATTTTACCCATTCGCTTGTACAAATCTTGACCAGTCTGCTTGCTTTCATCGCCTAACCAATCTGCGTTATATACGTCTCGTAACGCTTTCCGCACCGCCTCCGGCTGCTCACTCAACGGCTTATCCCAGTCAAGCATACGGTCTATCATCTCGTCGGGGAGGTCGGCTTTGTAAAACGCTCCGACTGTTGGCTTTTTACCTTTTTTGGTTTGTTTTAAATAATCAAGCGTATCTAAAATTTTTTGATATGAATCTTGATTAAAAATTGAATCGTTTTTAAATTGTTCGATAGTTTTTTGTTCTTTTTTAACAAATTTTATTGCTTCGTCCACATTGCCGCTTGTCATTTGCAATGTCATTTCGGCTTTTCGTGATGCGGGGTTGGTTGCCGAACGATAAATTTCAGCAACTTCTGGCGCTTCAGCAAGGTAAATTCCATGCCCGTAAGCCTGCGCTCCCTCACCCGTGCCAATCTTGCTAGCGTCAAACTCGCCTAGCGGGTTAGCCTCCGTTTCGGGGAACCGATGCGGGGTGCCGTGGTAGACATCCAACTCTGACATAGGCCCACGGCGGAACCTGTTGAGCAGAGTGCCGAACGGGATAAAGTTGCTCGCCGCCATCGCAGCGGCGCCAGGGTCCTTTGCTCTACGCGCGCGCTCCAGATCGCGCAGCGCCATCGCCTGGCCGACGCCGGGGAGCGAGCCGAGGCCCATCTCGAGCGCCGTGTCGCTCTCGGCCTGCGGGTCGAGAGACAGTAGCCCGCGCGCTTGGCGCTGCACGGCAGGGGCCGCCTGCGCGGCCTCTTGCAGCCGCTCCGACTCTGGGTCAAGCAGCCCGCGCGACGCAAACTGGTCGCGCAGAATCTCCCACCATTCCTTGCGTTCAGCCACCCTTCGTCCCTCGGTATCTCTCCAACAACCGCCGCCCCTTGGCGACGGCGCTGGCCTTGTCTCCACGGTGCCCCCACGCCTCGAGGCTCAGCTTGAGGCGCGTCTTGTCGCCCTGCTCATCCACCAGGAGCCCGGGCATCGAGCCCATGCGCGTCAGGAACGAACCCTTGCGGCGCATCTCCTGCGGAGAGTCCGGCGCTCCCTTGACGGGCGCCTTCAGCGTGCCGCCGGTCTGCGCCTTGTACGACGCGCGCCCCTTGGCGTTCAATCCGCCGCGCGGGTTCTTCCCGGCGGCGCGTTGCCACGCCGGCGTCTTCACCCGCGCTTCTTCGCCGTCTTCTTCGAGGCCTTGAAGGCCGCGGCGGTCGGCGCGCCCTTGGCGCCAGGCTTTCGCATCTTCTCGCCGCTGCCGGCGGCAATCCGCGCGCGCTTGGCGTTGATGTTTGCGTAGAGTCCGGTTTTCATCTGTACATGCCTCCTCGGCTCAAGAATCGGTCGTCGAAGTATGACGGCCCAGCCGGAGCATACACCGGCGTGTCCTGCATCTGCACCGGCATGATGGAATCAACTCCACCCATGTACGGCTGCGGCGTGACCGGCCCCATCTCGACGCGCTGCCCGCCGCCACCCGGCTGGAAAGCGCCGCCGCCAATCGGCATCGGCTGAATCCGCGCGAGGTCATCTCTGACCGTTATCGGCGGCGGCATCGGCTCTGGTAGGGTTGGTGCCGGCTGTGCAACCGGCTGCTGCGGCCCAAACAAATCCTCAAACATCTGCCGCCGTCGGCGCATCCGGCCGCCCATCCCGCCGCCACGGCGACCACCGCCGCCGAAGCCGAATCCGCCGCCGTAGCCGCCGCCGAAGAACGACGTCGCCGCGAACGGGTCGAAGGCAGGACCGCCATAGTACTGCTGCGAGAAGTAGCGGGAGAATGCGTCGTTGATGGTCGGCTCGTAGGCCGGCGCGCGCATCCCGCCGCCGTAGCCGCCAAAGCCGCCTCCGCCGCCCATGTCATAGCCGCCGAATTGCGTGCCGTAGCCGCCGCCGCCGAACGGGTTGAAGCCGCCCATTCCGCCGCCATAGCCACCCATGTCGTCAGTAAATCGCCCGGCAAATGATGGCCCGTAGTCCTGCCTCAACCCCATGCCGCCGCTGTAGCCGCCGAAGCCCATCGGCGAGGCCTGCTGTCTCTGCCCCATGAATGCGTTGCTCATGCGTCACCTAACCTATTCCGACAAATCATAAAAGGCCAATGAGCCGATGGCAGACCCGGTGCCGCTCAAGACTCTGACGGCGACCGTGTAGACATCACTCGTCCCGGCGATGGTCGCGCCGAGTTGCATATCGAAGTTATAGATCAAATCGTTCTGCGCCTGCGCGCCGG